ACCCTTTGGCATCTGACACCTCCTCTTCTGTTGTTATAAATGCTTCATTTTCTTCAGTAGTTGGATCATCAGCTATGTAATGTCCTTTTGAGTTTCTTGCTCTTTTTGTTACCTTTTTTGTTTTTTTAGGTTTTTTTGCATCTTGTGCAAATATTGGATCTAATAAACCATTATCTATCCTTGCTTCTTCAAATGTTTGAGGTAACGTACCATACGTCCCAAACACTTCTTCAACTTTTGCATCTCCGTATATATTGCCAAGCCTATCTCTTTCAACTTGATCATCATGGTTAAAATCTCCTGTAATCTTAATATTAAATACAGCACTTTGTCCGTGTATATTTCTCAACATTACAACCTCTGGTATGGTCATAAAATCTTTTGAAACAACATTTTGCAAATTATTAGCAATAGCTACATTTGCTGTTACTTTATCCATAATATTTCCTCCTTTTATGGCTGGAAAGAGTAAGTAGGATTACGCAAAAAACTTACTCTTTCCATTCGTTTACTATGCTATTTCGTAAACACCATGACAGTTCAACTGTGAAGCACAAAGAACTGCTGTTGTGGTTATTGCACGAAACATTACATATTGTGTTGCTGGTCTAGCTGGAGCATGACGCTTCATTTTTTCTCCGTCCATGTAATGTAAATACAATTTAGTCGGATCAATGATGTAACATCTTTTATCTGGATTTTTACCAGATATTGTTAAATCATCTAATGTCGGATCATACTGAAACTTTAATCCAGCATAACTGATGTCGCCTACAGAAATATCCATGTTTCTTGAAAAACCTTGATTACTGTAGTTACCATTTCTTCTGATTTCGTCAGCTAAACGATCCATGAAAGCAGATCCAGCTAAAGCTATAGTTGGATTACCACCAAATCTTTTTAATTGACGTATTTCAGTATGAAGAAATTCAATTAATTCTTGACCACTAGATGTATTAGCAATTGCTACATTTGCTCTGTTTCTCCACCATGTGTTGGATACAGTAGATAAACCACCTACTGTTGTTCCAGAAGCTGTTGGATCGTCAACAATAATTGATCTAATACCAGCTAATGCATTTGCATCACCAGTACCATCTCCATAAAGTAAGGTATTCATACCTCTGGAATATCCTTCCATCATATCATCAAGCTTATCTTCTAAAAGATTTACAAGAACAGTAGTATCTCTACCACTATGATTTGATGTACTTGCACCAGACAAGCTATCAGTAACACTAATGCCGTCTTTTTTAAGTTCGGTTAATGTTAAGGAAATACCTGTGTGATGTTCTTTCCAAGGATAATTTACCCTTTCAATGTTAGCTGGGTTTGCATAACTAACTGTGTCATTATGCGTATAACCAGCAACAGTTGATGTGTATACACCTTTTACTGCAAGAGAAACATTTTCTTTACCACCTGGAAAAGTTTTTGCTGTCTTATCCATAGCAGCTAGAAGAGGTTTATCTTGAAGAGAATTGGCGTATACTGTGCCTTTGTCTATATAATAGTCTAAGGCAGCGTTAGCGATATTCGCTAATTCAGCGCTTGAAAATGCCATTTTTAACTCCTAACTAGCATTTATGATCCACTTGCCATTGCATTTTGAACAGCTTCTAATAAGCTTTTCGGCTCTGGTACAGGTGAACCACCTAATTTACCACCAGACAAACTTCGTATTGGTTTTTTGTAAGAATTTCTTTTCGTATACCTTTCATTTACTTGATCTAAAGCTGTTTGAGCCATGTCAGTAGCTTCTTCAATAGTATTAGGTCTACCAAATTGCCTAACTAAAGCCGATACTCTGTCGTCTACTTCATCTTGTTTAAGGTCAAAATCTGGATCATTCTGTCTTGCATTTTCTTCCCAAGCTGTAACAGCATTTCCAATCTCATCTAACTGATCTTGTCTTGCCATTTCTTGTTGTTCATTTACCAACTGTTGGTTTTGATTTTTTACATTTATGGCTTCTGCTCTGCTCATAGATAATTCTTGCGCAGACTCTTCGTCAAGATAACCCTCTTCAACTTTTTGCTTAATATCGTCTGGTAATCTTTCGCCTGTAGCAATTTGTAAATTATCTATAATAGGTTTCAGTTGCTCTAATGCTTGCTTTGGATCATTTTTCATTAAACCCATAATGGTCAATCCCTGTGCTGTCTCTTCAGCAGTAAGCTTCATCTCTTTTAAATAGCTTTGAATTTTACTGTATTGTTCATGTCCATGTTTATATGAATTTTTTTCAGCAATAACCTCTTTAAACCTAGGTTGTAAATGTAACGGAACATTATCTAAAGACTCTTCAGCTGCTGCTGGAGGAGTTTCTTCAGTTTCTTGAGTTGAATCTGGTTCAACGTCCTGTTCAGTTTCTTCCTTTTTATCGGATTGCGAATCCGTTTCTTCAGACTCTTTAGAATCTATAGCGCTTTGTACTACAGATAATAAATCATCTTCAGTTTCGCTTTCTGTGCTAGACGATTGCACTTCTTGATTTTGCTCTTCAAGTCCGTCCTCTGTTTCCGTGCTAGTGGACGATTTTAGCACTTCTTGGTTATCAACCATATTACGTCCTCTTTCTTTTGTTCAAGTATACATTTGTTGATCGCATCTTTCAACACCTTGGTCAAATATTATTACCAATTGGTGGCAACGATCTTCCGTTTACTTGATTTGGTATTTGTGCGTTATTTGCACCACCCATTGGAGAACCTTGTAAAGCTGGATCTCCAGTTCCCTGTCCTTGTCCTTGATTCATTGAAACAATTGAGGGAATCTTTTCTACAATAGCTTGTGTTACATCAAGCTTATCGTCTAATCTTTTCAGTAATTCTTTTGCTAACCATACAGGATCAACACCTGGAATTTGTAACAAGAACGGCATAATTCTTTCGATGTTGGCTAGTTCAGCTGCTCTATTTGGTTTACCTGTAGAACCAGCTTCTATTTCTAAAAATACTTCGTTCATAATATCTTCTCTAGTCATTTCTGGCCAAGCAGCACCAATACCAACTATTTTACGAACTTCCTGTACTGACATTTCGTGTAATAAGATCTGTCCAGCACCTCTTGCTACTTCAGACATAAAACTATCTAATTCATCTACATTTGCACCTAAAGATGACATTCTGGCAGATTCAGCAATACTTGTTTCAGTAGCTGTTGCTTTACTTACGCCACCAAACGTACTTTCTTGTGCGCCTACAACTAACTGAACATCATCAAATAATGTTCTAACTTCATACAAATTAGGATCTATTCCTATTTGTTGTACTGGCTGTATAACATCGTTGACTCTCTGACCAGCTGCTAAAGCTTGTAGTTCAATAACTGCGTTAGCTGGGTGTGTTGCTAATTTATTCTTATCTTCATCTTCTAACATACCAGCTGGTGCAGCATATTTAGGTCTGTTTGCTCTTCTGTGTTCTCTCAAAGATTGCCTTGCTCGATTATATTCGTTTTGCATAGGCATTAATAATTTTATATCAGATGGTGGATACAATATATCTTTATGTTCTACTTCATTAAATACTAATGGAAATATTGGCCAAAAACATTCAACTTTAACGTCTGGAGATGATGGCTCTCTAAGAAAATCATCATAACCATCAGCAATACACATTTGTAAACCACTTTTTATATCGTAAATTTCAAATAGTAAAACTAATCCCTCTTTTTCATTGATATCTATCTCGGTATATGAAGATCTTTCGTAACTAGATCTGTCTGACATTAATCGACCTTTCATGTCATAAGATCTATATTTATTTTTTATATCAACGCCATATATTTCTTTTATTTCATCTGGCGAAACATACATTTCATGCGCAACCCAGTTTGCACCAACAAATCCTCTTAATTGTCTACATTTAGGATCAATTATGATTGCATCAGATTCTGGAAAATCAAATGTTAATCCCTCTCTCATTATGACCATTGGCTCTTCTAACAATGCTTTCAATGATAATTGTAAAGATTCTATTTGCGCATCATCTCGATCAATTGTACCATCTGCTGCTTCTGAAGCTATTCTATACAAATAATCAATTTGCATTTGTACATCATGTATTTTATTTGAGATTTCTGGCATACGATCCATGTCTCTCTGGAAGCCAACTTTTACAAAACCTACTCCTGTAGTAACTACACGCCTTACTAAAGCTTTCATTTGCGATTTAAATGACGGCTGCTGTTCTGCCATAAAATAATGAAAAAGTTGTTCTAATGTTTTTGCAACATTATCTAACATTTTTCTATGAGTTTGGCCTTGTTCATAGTCACTTACAACAGCTGCTGCTTCAGCTGGTGGTGGTAATTGATTATCTTGTGCAGTTGCCATAGCTTCATAAGCTGTAGCTAAAGTTTTTTCATCTTTATCCCAAACAGCATAATCCATTCTATCTCTTCGTTTTGCTGTTGCTCTTGGATTTTTTGCATACAAAGAAGCTGTTCTTTGTTGAACATGACGTTGCAATATATTTGCTACATAATTATTATCATTCCATTGACTATCATCATAACCTTTATAAGCACTATCCATATCTTTTTTCATTTGCTTATATGCTTTTTCGTGAAATCCTTTTGCTGATTTTACAGCTGATTGCCAATGAGAAACTAAAGCTTTTCTTCTTTCTGTAGGCTCTGGTTTTTCTTCCTCAGATTTGGCAATAATTAATGTGTTTTCTTCGTGCATTACCAACCTCCAGTTGAATTATGTATTAAATCGTGTTTTTTTTGTTGTTCTGAATCCCATTTTACCCAAGCCATTGTTCCAACTTCTGGTATTTTATCTTTTTTAGATCTGTATCCACCTGGAGTTACAATTCTGTCAAGACCCATGCCTATCCAAGCTATTGTATCAACAAAATCATCATGTCTTGAGTTTGGAAATTTTAATAATTCATCAATAGCTTTTTGTGTCCATGCAGATACTTTAGGAAATTTAACTTTTTTCATAGCCATTCTACCTAATATAGATTGCGCTCTTTGCACTTTATTAGCTACTGGCGTTACCTCGTCAATCTTACAATATGTTCTTTCTTCAGCCATTCTCTTCCTTAAAAATGGACGTATAGATTTAGATATATGTCCTTTTTCTGCCCACCATATAAGTGGTTTGTGTTTCTTTATTAATTGTAGCATAGCGTTAACTACTTTGTCTGTAGATTGTTTCTCCCACCATACATCTAATAAATAAATATCATCTTCTTCATCTACACCAATAACAAGTAAACAAGTTGCATCATTTCTAGTTCTATCAACACCAACAGCATGATCTGAAGCTGCATATATTCTTAAATTTTTAGGTAAATCTTTTTTATCATAATAAACAATATTAGATCTTTGGAACAAATCACCATCTTCTGGTGTTGGTCTTTGCTGATACAACGATGAAAAACCTCTTGAATCTAATCTTCGTTGCGCTTCCATAAATTCATTGTCAAATCTTTCTGGCCATAACAGTTCGCCCTCTTTGCGACCTAACGGATCATCTTCTTCTGCTACTGCTGGTAAATTAATTATTTTCCATTTACTAGCTTCTTCTTCTGTATAATGTGGATTAGTAGGATCTGTTAATCTTCCAATTAAATCGTCCTCATGCCATCTTGTTTGAACAATAACTATTGACGCTGAAGCTGTCATAAGTCTTGTCATTAAAACTTGTGTAAACCATGTCCATAACTGCTCTCTTAATGTAGGACTACTAGCTTCTAAACTATCTTTTATAGGATCATCAAGTATAACAAAATCTCCACCACGACCAGTTATAGATCCACCACGACCTACAAAAACAGCCATACCACCATTACCAGTTTGTATTCTGCTTTTTGACGCACCACCTAATCTTAATGTAAAATTAGGAAATACTGTTTTATACTGCGTAGATGTCATTATTGCTCTACAATCTGCACCAAAATCTTTTGCAAAATCTTCATTGTAAGTGGCAAAAATAACGCTTCTATATGTATCTTTTCCTACAATCCAAGGTATAAATCGTCTTGATATAAGTTCAGATTTGCCGTGTCTTGGTGGCATACATACAATTAATCTAGGTATATGACCTTTTTCGACTTTTTCTAATACTTTAGCTAATGCTCTATGATGTTTAGCATCTTTAAATAATGACATATCTGTATTATTAAAGTCATCTGGATCTGGCATTGTAAATTTTGTAAATTTTAAAAAGTCAGTTCGAGATTCAATTGCTGCTTTTTGCCTTTTTGCAGCTAATATTTTTAACTCTAATTCATTTATTTTCTTAATATGATTCATTTAATGACTCTGCTTTGTCCTTAACTTCTTGATTTCTTCTTAGCCAACCTTTGCCAAATACATCAAATGTGCTTAAATCTCTATAAAATGCTTCTCTTTCTGTGCAAAGCGCAAGGATAATATCTTTTCTATCCATTTCTTTAACTTTTGCTATGGTTTGATTGCCAATTGCACCATCAACTGTAGCACCTACAACTTTTTGCAAAAATTTAGCTGCACGACCAGTTCCATGATTTACAGACATATCAAAAACAACATAATCAACGCCAACAGGCAGATCATCACATTTACATCTATCCCAATAATTTTTTTTGTATATTGGTTGAACGTCATCTTTTGTTAATTTCATCATATCTTGCTTATCAACTTCATATCCTAGCCAATCTTCATAAACTTTTTTTGTAACACCTAAATTTGTCATACCACCTGGATCACTTGGGTGATTCACAAAACCTCCCTCATGTTTCAAAACGTCATTTAAACAATTTTCAAAAAATTCACTCATCTTTTAATGCCAATGTCACAACTTCTTGTCTTATTTTACACATAATACACTCGTAAGTGCCGTCATTTAATTTCTTTAATACAGTTCTGCATCTTTCACACAACTTCATTTTTTACCTCTAAACTTATCAACGCCTTTTAAGCCTAGTCCAGCTAAAATCGTTATGTATAAAATGTTCTGATACCAGCTGGGGAGGTCATTTAGTCTGTTAAATCCTTCTTTTACGACATCTTCCATGCCAGGAATAAAAACTAATACAACTGGTATCAAAACAATTACTGTAATTATTTCGTCTTTCCACGAATTTTGCGTACTTTTAGCCATTATTAACTCCCACTTGGAGTCATTAGAAGCAGCTGTTTTCATAACTTCTGCTTCTGCTTCAGCTTTAGCTTTAGCTACAGCAGCTTTTCCTTTTGTTTCCTCAAGCTTTCTATCTAAAAAAGATGTAGCTAAATTAGCTAATGGTGTTAAAAACTGTATCATTAGGCCATCATTGTTTTTGCAATTTTACTTTGTTTTTTCTTCTTCTTTTTGCCTTTGTTTAATTGATCAAAATCAGCTTTAGTAATTTTGTCTCTTGGCTCTGCAACTTGTGCAATTTTATATTGTTTACCTTTAAGCATATGCATCTCCCTTTTTGTTCATATGTTCCTCTATTTTTGATAGTTGTATAAATAATGGTGTTGTTTCACCAACCCATGAATTTAACGTGTTAAAATCAATGTACTCAAAAGCTTCATCTGGTGTCATTCCATCTCTTTTTACCAGAATTTCTATGCATTTATCTAAGTCGTAAACTGCGCATGACTCTCTTGAATGCTGAATACAAGATATTCCAATAAATGCGTCATCAAATCCTAGCGCAAAATTAATCATTTTTTTTCTATCCAACTAGATACGCCCATGTATGTGCCAACAATACCAGCGCCACTTATATAGAAAAGCGAACTTATCTCTGCTAAAGCTTCCACTCTGGGAATAGGAATTACAAACTGTGCAGCTGTAAATACACCCATGCCAATTAGCGTATACCTAGCCATTCTAAGCTGTGCCAAATTTTTTCTTAATCGACTTTCGTTTTCTTTTATCTCTTTTGCTAATTTTATTTCCTCATTTGTAATTTCATTGTCTTTATTAAGATCATAAGAATCTATCATAGATCCTTTTTGTAATTTCTTTTGTGCCATTAATACAACCTCATCTGATCATTTACCCATACATTTTTACAGTAACATTCTAATTTATTAGTTTCCCCAGCAATAGTTACTGGAGCTTGCTCTGACAAATACTTAGAAAAATACAAACAATTGTGCATATTTGAGTAGTGAATAAGATTTCCAGTAGGAACACCAAGCATATAACACAACATTACAAACGCTGGTTTCATAAATCACCTTTAAGATATAATGCCCAATAAAAAATACCAATACCACCTACTATAAGCAGACATATAACAACGCTTGTTTTTATTAATAAATCTCTTTGTCTTGCTTTTTCTTCTAACATCTTTTTATGCTCTGCTCTGGCTTGTGCAATCGTTGCTTGAAGTCTTTCCCATTGCCCTGGAGATCCATAAAGCATAAATAACGATTTCAGTTCTGCCTTTAATCTTTTTTGTTCCTCTTCTTTAAAGTGTTCCTCGATGGCGCTATCCATCAAACCACCAAAAATTCCTCTTTTCTTTCTTGCCTTTCCAAACCCTAACTCTGCTTCAGCTTTTGCATATTTTTGTACAGCACCAGCAGCTGAATTTATATCTTTTCCCATTTCTATGCATTTTTTTATTGTGCTATGTGCAACTGTTAATGCAGAAAATGCTGAAATAGGATCTATCAATATCTACCTCACCAACAAACCTATTAATAAAACAATTGTTGTACCAGCTGTGCCTATCATTATGGCTTCTATTCGTTTTATACGAACAATAGTTTCACGCCATCGCTCAGAGCAGACAGCTTCATGTGTATCTATCTGTGATTTAACTTCTGTAACTGATGGTCTAGGCATATAGTTTAATATTACCCCCCACACTAACCTTTGATTTCCATTAAGATTAGACTACTTGTTCCATAATGATTTGCATGAAGATGATAAAGATACCCACTAGAGCCATGTTTTGCAAATTGTATATGATAAGTAATTTCACTTGTTGTACTAGGAGCATCTAATATATTCATAGGCATACCACCTAAATCATATGGATAACGAGAGCCACTACCATGTTGAGCAAATAAATAATTGTCTCCTAATAAACTTGTATCTGACCCACCAACAGTTCTAATTAATCTTACTTTCATTTGAGCATATGTTTGAGCATAAAGAGTATAATGATGATTACCTACTACTAATATTTTATTACTAGCTGAACTAGGAGTAATAACTTGAGAAATACTATCTGTCATAGTAGTACTACTAGTTCGACTAACATCTACATCATTAGTTGTGCCTACGACTTGAATAACACTTCCACTTGGTAGACTGCTAGATACTTGTGTGGCTATTGAACCTTGACCACTTCCACTAAAATTTAATTTTGTTAATCCCATAATCTATCCTATTAAACAACCACTAAATGCTGGACTTGTTGTGTTATTGTTATTGTACAAATACCCTTGATTCATTCTTACACCTATAGCATCATTTGCATTCAATATTAAAAATTCTACTAAAGTTATTGGTTGATGATCTTGATATCTTTGATAGCTGTAAGCCATTCTTCCTACTATTTCACTAAATGTATTTCCATTTTTTGTTAAATGGAATGTAATTGTATAAGCAGAAGGATTTTGATTACTTGAATCTGATGTAAATCCTTCAACTCTAAAAATATATAACCCAGCAACTGGAGCTACAAACTTACCATTATTAGTGCCACTTGTTTTAAAATGACTGCCTTGATTAAAATGCTCTACAACTGTATCTGAAAAAACATTTTGACTATCTGTTGCACTTGTAGTTGCTAGTCTTACAGAAAAAGCTGGTCTAGTAGGTGTTAATAAATTTTGAGGTACAGAAACATTACCACTTCCATCAATAGTCAAAGCTGAAGTACCACTACTGTTTTGAATATTGTTTACTTTAATTATGCTTGTCATATCTTTATCCTAATAAATAGCAAGAAAATGAAGATTTATCATTTTCTGAGTTCCAATTAGAGAATACATTATCCCACCCAACCAATACCTCATGACCAGCTGTCAAAGGGTATATTAATGAACCACCAATAGTGTATCCTTTGTAATCATTGCCACTATATGCAGTCATTATTTGTGTATAAGAACTACCATTATAAACAAACATAAATATTCCACGATAATCTGTGCTTGTACCTCTGTGTGAATAAACTGCTAAATGATAATTCCCTGTAACTGGTGCAACAAATCTACCATTTGATAAACAATTTCCAATATTTACATCTGTTACAGACCAAGCAGTAACTTCTATAAAATTTGCATAAGCAGTACTATTAGCTGTTGAATTAGACTGTCCTCTTACAGACATCATTGGTTTTGCTGGTTGAAAAACACGACCATTACTATCAACTGTCATAGCAGTATTAGTACCAGTACTATCTTTTATATTAGCGACTTCTAAGTTTGTTGCATTTATAATTCCACTCATATGCTTACCCTATATCCATGAAACCAAGTTCCACCACTACCATCAGT